TGGTAGTGGTCAAGCAACAATAGAAACTGATCATGGTAATCCTCGCCCACAACTTGTATGGGATGAAACAACAACTACTTTAGGAGAAAGTAAATTTATTGTAGCCTATCAAAATCAATCTAGTAGTAATAGAGGAGAGTTAAGACATATAACAGGTAAAGTTTCTACAGGTGTAGCAACGCCTGAACCCGGAATAGTAACTATTGGGAGTTCTATTGCTCTTAGTGGAACTGATGTTGCAGCTTTTACATCAAGACAAAATGGTATTTGTAGAGATACAGCAAATGATAAATTTGTAGCTGTATATAAAGATGGAACAAATGGTGGTGGATCTGCTGTTGTTTATCAACCTGCAAAAACAAATCTTTTAACAAAGTATGAGAATATTGGAGCAATAACTTCAAATCGTGGTAGTGTTGCAAGTAATTTTATTGGTATTGCTACTACTCAAGCTGCTGATGGTGATGCAGTAACAATTAGAACACAAGGTAAAGTAAGTAATCAATCTAATTTAACTGAGGGATTATTGTATGCTGTACATCCTGATGGTACATTAAGAGAATACATACACACTTTAAGACAGGCTAGTGCAGGATTAATATCACATAGTGGTGCAAGAGTTTTTAATCAGAATGAACAAATGGTTACTCCTGATGGTGTAATTGCAGGTACAGCTATATCAAGTACAGAGCTATTGGTAGGAGAAATATAATGCGAGTAATTCCAAAACAAAATGTTGGAGAGCTTTCTCTAAAAGCAAGTGGTACATTACCAAATGGAAGTCCTGTTGTTATTAATAATAATAATGAGGTAAGTGTAGTTGAGGATACTAGGGGTGTTCTAGGTGATCAAACAAAAATAATGACTAACTCTCGTTGTGATTATGTTAGAGTTGTGTATGACAGTCATCACGATAGAGTAGTTGTTTTTTACAAAGATTATAGTAGTAACGGAAATGCTGAACATGGTAAGGCTGTAGTATACACAGTAGATAGTACTAATAATACACTTAAAGATGCAGGTAGCGTTGTAACATTTAATTCTGGAGTAACAAATTATATATCAGCTTGTTTTGATTCTAATGCAAATAAAATTCTTGTTGCTTATCTTGATGTTGGAGATTCACAGCAAGGAATGGCTATTGTAGGTGAAGTAGATCCTAGTAATAATTCTATAACTTTTGGAACAGCCGAACAGTTTTATAATAATCCAGTTAATGGGATAGAAACAGCATTTAATACACAGCATAATGTAGTAGGAATCTTGTATGGTAACGAAAGTAATCACCCTAATCTTGTTGTAGCTGAGATAGATTCAGGTGCTACGACTATGACATTTGGATCAGAATTGGCAATCAATGGAACACAAGGAGGATTTTCAGGATCATTAGGTATATGTTATCATGTTACTCAACAAGATTGGGTAGTTGTTTATAGAGGTGCTAATAGCTATCCATACACTAATTGTATAAGTTATAATGGGTCAAGTCCTACTTTGCATTCACAAATACAAATTAAAGCTTACGATAATAGTAATGTTACTGAATCATACAGTAAAGTTATATATATTCCTTCTATACCTTATGCTGATTCAGGGCATAGTAGTGGTGATAGTGGAGAGCATGTTGTTTATCTTTACAATCAAGCAAGTGGTACAAGAGGAATAGCTGTAGTAGGAGAAGTTAGTGGTGGATCAGTTAATCCTATTTATACAAAAGAAACTGTAATTGGTAATGGTTGGGATGATAATACAGGTGGAGCTAATTTTATAGGTGCTGTGTGGAACTCAACATCAAAAAGACTTATTGTTTGTTACGCAGATAGTAATAATAGTAATTATGTAACTCTCATTGAAGGTTTTATGACACCGGGAAATATAGAATCAAAAATACAATTCTCTAATGAACGTCATCTTCTTTCTATAGGAACAAATAGTTCAAATATGCGACTTGCTTATGATAGCACTAATAATAGAGCCATACTTGCATTTAGTTCTGGTTCATTTAATAATGAGGGAGTAGCTTATGTCTATAAGTCTAGTGATGAATCTATTGGTACGCAAACAACCCACTTATCTGCAGCTAATGGGTATGGTGGAATAACAGGAGATTTTTATACGTTTGATGAAACAGCACAAAGACTTGTTGTTGTAACACAAAATGTTAATGATAGTAATCATGGTTATGTTGCAATAGGAACTGTGAGTGGAACAACTTTAACATGGGGTACACCTATTGAATTTTCTGAGGGTTCTGCAATAACATCTGATATAGATGTTGTTTATGATGAAAATGTAGGTAAGTGTGTAATTTTTTATCGTATTGATAGTGGAGCTGCTAAATATAGAGTTATAGATGCAATAGATACTAGTGATAATTCATGTACATTTGGATCTTCTGCTAATTGGAATAGTGGACATGGAGCTTCATATATAAATGCTAAATATGATCCTGACGAACAAAAGATTGCTATATTTTTTTCTGATCTTGAATCAGGAAATAGTAGCAGACTAAGTGGTATAGTAGGTACTTTAAATGGTGGTGCTAATACTGTATCTTTTGGTACAAAAAAATACTTTGATACAACTGCTTGTTATTATATATTACCTTCTTATGATACTATACACAAACTTTTTATAGTTGTCTATACTGTGAGTAATGATGGAAGAGCTAAAGCTATAAAAATAAATGGTACAACACTAGGACCCGTTGCTAATCAAACCACTACTACAGGTGATGGACACATATTGACTGCATTTCAAGCTAATGTAGGGTATCTTGGTATTGCATATGATCGTTATACAGGTAAACATATGGTAACTTATACTGATAGTGCTGATAATAATTATCCTAAAGGTAAAATTTTACAATGGTCTGGTGGTCGTATAATTGCTAGTTCTGCAACTAGAATTGCTACTGCTACTAACTGCACTAATACATATGTAGCTTTTGATGAATCAACATCAAGATTTGTTGTTGTATATAGAGATGGACAAGGCCCGTATAGTTGGACACAATATGCTATAAGAGTGCAAACAGGACAAATTGGAGCATCCAATAGTCACGCCCCTGTTTTTGATAGTCCTATTCAATTATTTAATTCAGCTAATTATCCTGCTGTATTTTATATAAGAACGCTTAAAAAAATTGTTGTTTTTTATGAAAGTTCTGGCGATAGATTATCAGCTCAAATAATAGATTATTCAGGAACAAACTTAGCACCTAATAATTTTATAGGATTTACAACAGGTGGTACTGTAGCTAGTGGAAGTAATGCAACAGTACAGACAACAGGAACAGTTAATAAACATCAATCAGGATTAACTACAGGTTCTACGTATTTTGTTCAACAAGATGGAACATTAGATACAGGACAATCTGATCCTAGTGTGGTAGCAGGTAGAGCTTTATCAGCAACAGAGTTACTAGTGAAGGTAGGCGAGGATAGACGATAGTGTTCGATCCAATCACAATCGGAGCTTGTTTAACCACAGCGAGTACAGCATTTGCAGGTTTAAAGAAAGCCTTTCAAGCAGGGCGTGATATAGAATCTATGACAGGCGATTTATCAAGATGGATGGGTGCTGTGTCAGATATAGAACAAAAAGAAAAGTCAGCTAAGAATCCACCTATCTTTCGTAAGGTATTTGGATCAGTAGAACAAGAAGCACTAGAAGCCTTTGCAGCTAAGAAGAAGTTGGAAGAACAAAGATATGAACTTAAAACTTTCATTCAATTCTCGCATGGACACAAAGCTTGGGATGAATTGATTGCAATGGAAGGTAAGATCAGAAAAGCTAGACAAGAACAGTTGTATAGAAAGCAAGAGTTTAAAGATAGGTGTATTGAAGGTATATTTATATTCTTTCTTGTTTGTACAGTTATAGGATTGGGTTGGCTTGTGTGGTATTTAAAATCAATTCAGGAGTAAGTAATGGAAATTAGTATGTGGATGTTTTGGAATATTATTTTAACATTAGTAATAGCTCCTGCTGTATGGGCATTTAGAGGACTCATACAAGAAGTTAAACGTATTGATATATTATTAAATAAAACAAGAGAAGAGTATGTAACACGTAAAGAAATGAGAGACGATCTTGGTCAAGTGATGGATGCACTTCACAGACTAGAAGATAAATTAGATAAAGTATTGAGCAAGGATTAAGTAAATGGCACAGAAAAGAGAGATAACAGCAAGACAAGCCAAGAAAAATCTTGAACCCTTTGGTTATAAAGGTCCTGCAAGATGGTCTTCAATAGACGCTTTTGTTAAAGCAACACCAAGAGCAAAGATGGCAGTAACAGCTAATGCAGGGTTATTTTTAAAATCTGGATATGATGAAGGGGGTTTAACAGAAGAGCAGCAAAAAGCTAGAGATAAGTTAAAAATGATAGGTCCTACTGTTTCAGGTAGTGGTGGAGACTATTCTGATTTATCTACATTTGATAATTATAATTTTAAAAACTCACCTTTTACTTTAGAAGAGTTTAAAGAAACAGCTAGACTAGCAGGAGCAGGTGGTAAGACACAGGACTCATCTGATATTAATGTAGTTCATGGATCTTCTGGCTATAGACATGAAGAAAGTGATGATGATACACCTGCAGATACACCTGCAGACACAACTACAGACACAACTACAACACCTACTCAACCAAGTTATAATGTAGTTACTAATCCTAATGTTACTGATCCTATAATATCAGAAATGCCTACTACGATAAGTCTTAATCCATCTCAATCAGAAGTAGATGCAGCTAGTGAGATATTTAAAAGAAATTCTGATGGAAGTTTCTTTGTTGACTTACCTACTGGTAGAAAAGATCAACCGGATTATGTTCTAATGGACGAAGAATCTGCAGAAACTCAAGGTTTTAGATTACCAACACAAGATCCAACTACAAACTCTGCATCTGTTCAAACTTTTAGTAACAATCAAGGAGAAGATTTTAAACAGAGAGGTATTGATCAAGCTCAATTAATTCAACCTCAGACACTTGCTGAAAGACAGGCAGTTGGTCAAGCAGGTAAAGTTGAATCACAATTGTATCAAAATAGATTAGGTATGACTACTTATGTTATGGGTCAATATGATACTGATGGAACTTGGAAACCTACTCAAGGAATACCTCAAGGCTACTATCCATCAAGACAGGGAGCTTCCTATCTAGTACAACAAGCAGCTGCTGCTCCTGCTACTGCTACTGCTACTGACCAACCTAATGAAACAGATACAGAAACTCCAAGTGAAGAAGAGACCTCAACAGATAATACGTATTATGCTACTCTAGTAGAAAATATGAAGCCTTATATTAAACAACTTCAAAATGGTCAGATAACTAATGAACAGTTTAATGAAATTTATCAAGAGATAAGTGGGAAAGTTCAAACAGATACTGTTAATTCTGGACCATTATCTAATTGGGCAGAGCCTCAAAAAACACTTGGTGGATATGCCCCAAAAGGTTATTACTCTGGCCCTGATGATGCTATACATAAATATGGTGAAGGACCTTATGCAGAACAAACACAAGCCTTTCTAGATTCTATTGGAAAAACATTTGAAGAATATTCTCAAGGTAATTATCAAGGTGGTATGATTAGAGGTTATGATAATGGTGGTACAGTAACTGTTGGAGGACAAAAACTTACAAGAGATCAGGTAGCACAAGGTCAAGCTGATCTTACAGCAGGTGCTATATTAAATCCTAAAGATACTGTAGTAGCTGCACCTGTGAAAGCTATAAACCCTGATGCAACAGGCACAGTAATGTCTGCATCAACAGGACAAGCTAATACTACTGCTCCAATAGTAGATAATACAGCACAAGTATCTAGTATTAGAACTTCTAAAGATAATACTCAAAGACAGAAAGTAGATGCTGAAGGTAAACCTATGGTAGATGAATTAGGTAAACCTATTATGGAAGATATTACTGCTGCTAAAGCAGACTTATCAACAGCTCAATCAGATGTTCAGGGAGAGTTAGATAAAGTAGATGCTCAAACTGGATCAGTTACAAAGTCAGTTACTGCTCAAGAAAAAGATACTACTAAAGTAAGTGACTTACAAGCAGCTCAAGGAACAGCTGCAAAAGTAGAAGATGCACCTACTAGAGAACTCCAAGAGGGAGAGACAATAGATGGTAGTGCTGTCGATATGAAAAAAGTAGAAGATACTTTTGGCTCAGGTGATGTAAACGAAACTACTGCAGATGTTTTTGAAGAGTACGAAAAAGCAACTGAAGGTTTTAAAGATGGTAAGACACCAGCTTGGGCAAATGCAACTATGAGAAAAGCTACTGATAGACTTAATCAATTAGGATTGTCTGCATCTTCATTAGCAGGTCAAGCAGTTGTGCAAGCTATGATGGAAGCTGCAATGCCACTAGCTCAGATAAATACTGCTAACAAACAAGAGATGGCAATGGAAAGTGCTAGACAAAGAGCAGCTTTTATGAAACAAGACTTTGATCAAGGCTTTCAGACTAAGGTTATGAATGCAGCTAAAGTGAGTGAGATTGCAAACATGAACTTTAATGCACAACAACAGATAGCTTTAGAAAATGCTAACATGGCACAGACTATGAACCTTGCTAACTTAGGTAATAAGCAAGCATTAGTAATGGCTGAAGCTGCTCAAATATCTCAACTAGAGACTACTAGTTTAAATAATAGACAGCAAGCACAAGTAGAGAATGCTAGAAACTTTTTACAGATGGACTTAACAAATACTAATAATAAACAAGCTACTGAAATATTTAAGGCACAGACTATTGCTAATACTATTTTGAGTGATACAGCTGCAGAAAATGCTAATGCACAATTTAATGCAGCAAATGAGAATCAGGTTACTCAATTTTTTGCACAGATGAAAACTCAAGTCAGTCAGTTTAATGCAGCTCAAGCTAATGCTATGGCTCAGTTTAATGCAGGAGAAGAGAATACTGTTAAGAAATTTAACTCTGAGTTACAAGCTGCAAGAGAACAGTTTAACGCTAAGATGTATGCACAGATAGCTCAAGCTAATGCTAAGTGGAGACAGGACTGTGAGACAGCAAATACTGCAGCTATTAATAAATCAAATGCTCAATATGCAAAAGATGTTAATGGTTTAACTAACAAAGCTGTTGATGAGATCTGGCAAAGAGAAAGAGATCTAATGAATTTTGCTTACAACTCATCTGAAGGTGCTAAGGATAGAGTACTAAGTGTAGCATTAGCAGATAAAAAATTAGAAGGTGTAAGAATGCAATTAGACGCAGCTGAAGATGATGCCTTTACAGAGAACATAATGGATCTTATGTTTGGTACTGGTGGTATAGGAAATATCTTTGGTGGTAAAGGTTTGGTTGGTCAATTCTTTTAATAGAATAATGCTATTCAGATCTTTACTTATTTTAGCTTCGTTATTATTAATATTAAAGGAAATAGATATGTCAAGTATGTATGAACAAGCTTACAATAAATACTTATCAATGATGGAAGGTGATGGAGAGGTAAGTTCTTTTACTCCACCACCAAAGAGACCTCTTGGTTTAGGTCAAAGAAATATACCTAATCCTGAAGCACAGATTGCTGATGTAGGTAATGCTAATATAGCTATCTTTGAAAGGTTTAAATCTGTAAGAGAAAATAATAAAAAATTAAAAGACATTGCTTTTAAAAAACAATTAGAGAAAGCAAATAAAGAAGTACCTACTAGGCCTACTACTTTACACAAAGAACATTCTAATTTAGATGAGTATAATACAGATAGGTCTAATAGATATTTTAGTGATTTAAAGAAAGAGTTTCCTAATCTTAGTAAGAAACAACTAAGTGCTATTGTTGGTAATCTTCATCATGAATCTATGGGGTTCACTGCTTTTCAAGAGATTGATGGTAAGGGATTAGGTGATGCTCAATGGACAGCTACAAGAAGAAAAGAGTTTTTAGATTTTGCTAAAGATAATAACTTAGATCCTACTACATATGAAGGTAGTTATGCTTTCTTACTGCATGAATTAAGAAATAATAAATCGCATGGATTCACTCCTAAGTTTATGGAGAGGTTTAATAATGAAGATTTAACTTTAGATCAATTAACAAAAATGTTTGAACGACAGTACTTAGTAGCAGGTAAACCTAACTATCCAAGTAGATATACTGATGCTAGGATATACTTTGAAAGGGGAGAATAATTATGTCAATGTTTGATGCACCTATACCCGGACAATCTCTTACTAGTGAGCCAAGAGGTGCGCCTTATGAGAGACCCCCTGAGATTACTGATATGACAGAAGCTTTGGATTATCACTTAAATAATCTTGACAACCCTAAAGCAGTTAAAGAAGCTATGTTCTTTCTTGAAATGGGTATGGATCTTTCGTCTTTGGTAGAAGGTATTACTAGAGGAGCTGTACTAGAGGGTATACATTCAATAGATGTCAGTCTTGGTATACAACCAGTAATACATGAATACCTTAAAGGATATGCAGATGCTCTTGAGATAGACTATGAAGAAGGCTTCGGCATGGATAAAGAAGAAGAAGAACAGATAGAGTATGGTAAAAATTTATTACTAGCAAAGAAGATGTTAGCTGAGTCTAAAGGAAAAGACTTTGATTATGATGAAGAGGCAGGTTTAAGTAAACAGGAAGGTATGAATTTCTTTGGACCAGATGGTAGAATTAGAGATAATTATATTCCAAAACCTGAACCTAAAGGAAGAGTTATAAATCCTGATATGCCTATTGAAGAAGATACTATAAAAGAAGCATCAGCTAAAAAACCAAAAGGATTAATGGCGAGGACATAGAAATGAGATTAACAGCAAGAGGTATAAGAAATTATCAGGATAAGGTAGTAGCTCGTCAAGATCAACGAGAGAAAACTATTATGGAATTATATGGTAAGGGTGGTTCAGCAGCTTTACGTAAGATATTTAATAGTTCTAATATTGATAATAGAGGTATTAATTTATTTGGTAAGAGAAAATCTAGTCCAGATGTAGACTTTTCTGAAATAGAAAGAGATAGTTTAAATCCTACTAATATATTTACAGAACAAGATGTTAGTATGTCAGAGCAAGGATACTTGAAACTTTTAAGAAAGACTTATAATATAAGTGATGGTGTTGCTGCTAGACTAATAGCTAATGGAGATCCTACTATCTTTCAAAGAATATATGAGGCAGCTAGAGAGAGCGCTAAGTATTATGCAGGTACGTTAGGTGTAGAACCACCAGATAGTATTGTGGCTAATATAGTTGAGAACTCTGCAATAATACCTGCAGGGCCAAATGGTAAATTGGATGTTGATAAGGTCGAGGCTTATATTGGTAGAGAGATGGACTCTGTTATGAAAGCTATGATACAGTCAGAAGGTATCCAAAGAGGTCAAGTAATACTAGGTGATAATTTTTTGAGAGAAGATGTTGGACCTAAAAAAGCTGCACAATATATTAATTCAGCTGTTCAATATACAGTCATGTTTGCAAATAATGCTGACAAGAATATAAGTGATCAACTTCAAAGATTTACATTAATAGAACAACCAATAAATCAAAATAAACGTAGTCGCCCATTGACTGATGATGAAGAGATACAACAAGATTTTCTTATAAAATATCAACAACAACTTCAAGATGCTATAAAATATCATAGTGATAACAGGGTAGATGGTGCAGGTGATCCTTTGAGATTGTTTCAATTATATGGTATAAGTGGTTTACTAGCAGAGACTGAAAGGCTACCTAATTTATTAAATGAGCCTCTTATTAAAAAATATGTAACTAACTATGCAGGTGAAGCAGGTTTGGATAGTAGAATGGTATTAAGAGTTCCTGTGTTTGAAGGTGAAGAAAGAAATGTAGAAGCTATATTAATGGCAGGATATAAACCATCAAAAGTATTGGATCAGGATAAAAGTTTTTTACATAAGTTATTATTTGGATATAAGTACATTGAAGATGGAATAGAAAAAAGAATTGGAAAAATGTTAAGTGGAGAACAGGTTATACAATTATACTCAGCAACAACTGGAGCTAATTTAGGATACCCTTTTGATAAATCAGAAGGATTTTAAATGGAAATAGATTGGAATAAACTAACATCAGAAACAGGTAATTATCCATTATCTTCCAGTAGTGGTACTATATCTGGTGAAAAAAATAATCAACCTGTCCCTGTTCCTGTTGAATTAGATGGAACAGCTTATGCAGATTTAGATGAGATCTTTGCCAGTGATTACCAGAATAAAAGACTGACTAAAGAACAAATACTTAATGATAGAAGATTTATGAATATTATTAAGAATAATTTATCAGCAAGGTATACACCGGGTAGTACATTTACCAGAGCTAAAAGAGTTGGTGTTGCTTTATCAGGTGGTGATGTTGGTGGTATATATGGTAGAGATTATGCAAATATGGATAATGAAAGAGCATTTGAAATATGGCAGAACTACCAAAGATCTTTTAGTGCAGGTCAAACAGTTACTGTAGGTAATGAGATAGCATACACAATGAATGCTAATGATGATACTAAAGTTAAACTTGGTGCAGGTTATAAACTATTTGATCAAATGACTAATGCATTTACTGGTGATGGTAGTTGGGCAGAAATGGCTGATGCTACTTGGGATTATGCTAAAGCAGGTGTATATGATCCTTCAACACTACTAGGTTTTGGACTTGGAAAATTATTAGGTTTTGGTGCAACTAAAACTTCAGCTCAAGCTGCTAAACAGTTAATGAAGAAAGCTTATACTGAAGCTATTAAAAATCAAGCAACTAAAGCAAGTGCTAAAGCAATGATTGGTAATGCTGTTAAGAACAGTTTACCTTTTGCTTTTATAGATGCAACTATTGGTGGTAGTGTAGATGCTCTATCTCAGATGCAACTAATAGATGTAGGTGTACAAGATCAGTATAGTGCTTCTCAAACTGCTATTAATGCATTAGCGCAGATGCTTTCCATACCAATACTTACAGGTCTGGGAGCTAGTGTAAAAGAACTTAGAAAGAGTGTATTTAAAGATACATTTTTAGGTTATCAAAAGTTTGATACAGATTTACTTAATATTGGTTTTGATGAAGCTAAGAAGAGAATGAAAGAGAGAATGAATACTAATGTTATTATAGATGCATTAGATGATACTTTCGGTTTAATTAAAGGGGATAGTAAGGACTTCTTAGTTTGGGATAAACTAAAAGAGAGATCGAAGAAAAGAATAAAAGGTCAAACAATAACACCTCAAGAACAAATTAATGCTTTTTATAGATATTTATTTTTAGGCAATCCGGGAGATAAGAATGGTAAAGGTAAAACTAAAGGATTATTTGAAGCATTAAATGATGCAGGTTTTGTACCACATCCTGCTATGATAGAAAGGTATGGTAATATTACTGGTGTCTATGCAAATGCAATGAGAGAGTTCTTAGATACAAATCAGATTAGAAAAATTGTAGCTAAATGGGAAGCTGAGACTGGACATACATTAGATTTTAGTCAGATACGTTATAAAAATAATGATCCAACACAACCTGTATCTGAAATTATTCCTTCTTCTAAAGTTACTCCACTTAGTTTATCTTCTCGTTGGGTATTATCTATTGGTGATGCAGCTGAAAGTTTATGGCTACCATCTGAATTAAGTAGGCTACAGAAATCAGGGATTGATGTTAGAGATGCTATAGACATTGTAGCTGGGAATACAGCTAAAGAAGATAATCCTAAACGATTTCAGTTTGGTTTATCTGTATATAAAAGGTTATTAACATCTCACCTATCAACAACTGGTGCTAACTTAAAAGGTTTTAAAGGGTTAGTTACTTTAAATACTTATGCTGATTTTTTTACTGGTGGTATTAATTTAGCTCAAAGTAAATTTTATAAGTATGGATTAAACGATCCTAAGAAAGCAGAAGAGTTTTATAATAAAGCATACGGTAGTGTATTTGGTTCTTTACGTAGGGGTGTAGATGTTATATCACCTGACATACCTATTGAGTATGCTAATCTAATATTAGAGATGAACCCCAAACTTCAAGCTAAACTGTTTAGAGATATAGCAGGTGATGGTGGTGTAAGAGAATCCTTTGAGCATTTTAATTTAGACAAGGCAGACATGATAACCTATGGTGTTGGTTATGTTATGGATGCTGCAACAAAGGGTGCGCAGACTATAACATTTGTTAGACTTCAAGATGATCTAACTAAGCGTTGGGCATTTGGTACTAACATGAATCAATACATAATGAGAGATTATGGAATGACCCCGGAACAATTCTTTTCTCAAGTAGATGTATCAGTAGAGATGGCATCAAAGAAGTTTCAAAACTTATTAGATAAAGCTGCATATAGAACTATGAGAGAGACAGCTTCTGTTAATTGGTCAACACTACCTGCTAAAAATAGTATGAGATCTGCAGCTAAGTTTTTTGAGAAACTTACCAACACTACAGCACTAGGATATATAGTTCCTTTCGGTAGTTTTTTAAATACTACTATTGCTACTATGGGTGATATGACAGGTGTTAATGCTTTTAGAGCTACTTATAGAGAATTAACAGGAAAGAAAGCAGACTTTGCTGATCCTGAAGTATCAGAAGCTTTTGGTAGATTTGCTGCATCAATGAGTTTAATTTCATTAGGAGTGTTTGCTGCAAGAGATAGAATAGATCAGGGATTAAGTTACTCTCAAGAAAGAAATGCTGAGGTATTAAATATAGGTCCATACTCCATAGGTGGTGGTCAAGATATGGGAGATATAGAAGATAAAACATATGACTGGCCTGTATCCACCATTAGATTAATGTCTCAGATTACTGCACATGCTATAGGAGAAAGTAATAACTTTAGTGACTTTCAGTTTAGAAGAATACCACCAGATCTTTTGGCAGAGTTAGCTGTTCAAACAGGTGGACAAGCTTTTAGAGACCTAGACATGGCAGGTATGGTACTTAAAAATGTAGCTAATAAATTAATGGAGGGAGATGCTGGACCATTTTTAGATTTTATACAGTCTGCAAAAGGTAGGGTAATGCAAGGTATTACTAGACCCTTTGATACACCAAACCAAATTGTAGGTATGTTTACAGATGCTAATATGAATCCTAATCTAAAGGAAGGTGTATTCCTACAAGGTGAAGCAATGAAGTATATTAATAACTTACCTGCTTTGTTTGGTATGAAGCCATTGTCGGAAGATTTAACAGAAAAAGCAAATCCATTTAGAGGTACTGAAAAATCTTTAAATGTTAGTAAGAATGCTTTAGGTGTCCGTGTAGTTGAAGAACCTAACTTGATGGAAAGAATGGTTAATGTTGCAGGTATGAAGTGGTATGATATTTATAGGGTGGATGCTCCTAATAGTATACGTAATCAAATGAATCAAATAGCTTATCCTTTCTTTGAGCTAAGAGCTGATGAAGCTTTAAGAGCTAATCCAAATTACTTTGATCTTTATCCTGATGCTCAAAAACAAATACTAGTAGATATCGCAAAGAAAGTTAAACAAGATGTTATCAAACAAATGGAAGCTTCTGTTCCAGAATCTATTAATATTATGAGAGTTCTTAGTACTAAGGACAAGAAAAAACTTAAAGCTATAATGAGAACAATGCAGTTAGAAGAAGATAACCTAGAAGATATTATTAAAAGACCAGATGCTTTAAAAGTATTAAAGACTATGCAACATCTTTTAGATAACTATGGTGAATATGATGGGATTGAAAAGTTTTTTGACTAATCTTCTTCATCTAACATAGAGTCTGCCCATTCATAAGCTTCTTTAACTACATCTATTTTATTATTTTTACCCCTAGCAATTAGACCAGATAGTGCTTGTCCTGCAAGATAGCGTCTAGTTGTTAGGGGTTTTGCTCTTTTAGTAGGTTTAACTACACGTAGTCTACGAAAATTCCTTGCTTCCTGTTCCAGATTCTTCCACTTCATCTCTTTGCACCCACCTATCTTTTAGTCTATTTAAATACCAGATTGCTTTATCAATATCTTGTATACCATTTTTATATTCACATCTCCACAAATACTTTAATACATTTGCAGCATGTGGTGCTATATCTCCAGACATCTTTTCTGTCATAGCTTCAATAGCTTCTATACATTCTAGTCCACCACGATTGTAATGCTTAGGGTTATTAACTTCATCATAGTGTCCATTAAAATTTGGATCAAAAATTTTATCCATAGTTTTTTGGGATGGCATTAAACTCATATCTACATCTTTCATATTTTCTCCGTCACATATTTCACATTCATAACATTTTAAGTCATCATCAAGATAGTTGCCACACATAGAGCATATTTCTTTAGGAAAAAGTACTGTCATGTTAAACTCCTATGTCTACAACCTCACAAGAATCACCACTGCAAGCCATAGTCTGACTGCCAGATGTAGTGTCACTTACTTCATAGTCTCTTAATTTAGACCAATTAATTCTAGTATTCATTCTAGAAAGCATATCATTATATTCATCTTTTGTACACTCTTGATAAGGTGCTTGTTGA